ATCTGTTGGATCCCACGATTTAATTATGTGGTAATACTCTTTTATATCATCTGACATGTTAAACTGATACATTGACAGTTTTTCCAGTGTTTGCACAACTGCAAATTCAGTCAATGTAGTTTCATGTCTAGTAATAGATTCTTGAGTATATTTAATTGCATACTCGGTGTATAACTCAGTTATTGCAGTTTTAATACTGTGGTTAAAGTTAAAATCTACAATAATTTTGTTATCTTCGATAAAAATATTTCTAACTTGATGGATCACCCTAAATGAATATTTCCATTTAGGGTGAAGTAACAATTCAATCGCTTCTGGAAATCTTGCCAATATTACATTTCTGTTATCAACAAAGATTTTGTGAGCCAAGGTTGCTTGGGATTCGGTAATATAGGTGTCAGTATTCAAACGTGAACCAATACTACACAATATCTTAAAGGTACCTTTTGTAAGTACACTATCATCAAATGGTGGCTGTGCATTGTATACTATTTGGTTGAGTAATTCGTCTAATGTATTCATGTGCACTAGTATACACCTTTGGGGTTATTTTGTCAAGTTAAATAGTGGCATCTTCCATCCCAGCCACCCGTAATTTTACAATATTGGTAATTTGCCATTGTTTTTGATCTAACGCTTTGGAAATACCGAGCCACTTATTTCTAACCAGAGCAAACTCGTTAATTAGTTTTTCGAACTCAACTACTTCTAATTCGCCTTCTACAAATCTGTCACATTCTTTTTGTGATAACATTCGGTTATATGATTCTAAATATTTTCTAAAATGAAATGTTTTCAATCTACGAAGTTCGATATTTAGATATTCCAATATAGCTTCAATCTCCTGAAGCTGGCCAAATCGTTGCTCTACGATACCTGGCATCGCAGCAGCTGCTTTTTCTAAGTTCCCAATTATTTTGCATTCCTTCGCAGCATTGACTAATTCTGCTTCAAAATAGTCAATGCATAATGGAAGTTTAGTTATATCTCGTACTACTTGAGAATACCAATTCATTAGAAATCTAATTCCTTGTAATCATCATCTTCATCAATGTCTTCATCATTGTCAAGATAATAAGTAATTGCTTGGTCAAGAACAGCATCTGTTCCAATTGTATTGTGGAGTACTCTATCACGTACCCCAAAATCCGCCAATAATTCAACATATCGTTCTGCTACTACATCGATCTGTTTTTTCTCAATGTAATCAGCAAAAAGCATCCATACTTCACCAATTTGTGATTCGTTTAACATCTTGTTTTATTCTCCATTATCATTAGAATCATTAATAATATTTTCTACTATTTCGCCGGTATCATAATCAATATCAAATCCAGGCTCTTCTGGAGTTGCATCGAAAACAATTTTAGAACTTGGTCTATTTGAATAATCTAACATTAGTTTATCTAAACAACCATCTTCATTCTTTTCCCATGCTTTGCGGAATTGTTTTATTGAAGTTCCATCAGTGAAATCATATCTCAAACTATTGCCATCTTTGACTAGCAAGGTTTTATTCTCCATCATACCAACTAATCCGCTATATGGGTTCATGCCAGTTGTATATGGTATTCTGATTTCTAGTTCTTCAAAAGGTTTAGCATATCGTGTTTTCATTATTTTACACGATGCTCTAATGCCACGCACTGATGAAACTTTGTTACCATCTTCATCTTCTTTTAGTTTACGTTTTTTCATCGCAACTACAATACTTGAAGCATAAACAAAACCTTGACCACCAGAAATTTTATCATCTGGATCAAACATATCTTGACTAGCATATGTGTGATTAGTTGCAACTAATCCAACATTAAATGAACCAAACATATTAACACAATTACGAACTAACGCAGTTAATGCTTTTGGTTTTCTACCCATATCACCTTTTAAGTTACCTGCTTCAAATTGATCAATATCAGTCGGTGTCAATAACATACCAAGTGAATCCACAACAAACAACACTTTAGGAGCGTCAGTTATGGTTTTGTATTCTTTCATAAACTCAGATATTGTTTTAGCAACGTCATCAATCATTGCCATATTAAGTTTAAGTAACTTATCTTCACCAGTATCAACGCCCAGTGCGTGTAACCATGCTTCATCAAGTGCATTTTCAGAATCGATTAATACTACATAGATACCTTGTTCTTGTGCATGTCTGATGATATTACCTGAACAGATATACGATTTACCTGCACCAGATTCACCGGCAAATACCGTAACTTTACCCAGTGGTATCCCTCTGTGAAAATCTGAACTAATTAGATAATTCAATGCATAGTTACCAGTGGAAACCCAATCAGTTGGGTCGTTGAATCCAACACCTAACCCCTCAATGCTCTTTGTTATTGTTTTTCTAAATTTTGTTAAATCAAACGCTTTTGTTGCCATCCGTGGCTTCCTCCATTGTAAGATAGTAGGGGGAATCCGCCCCCCTACTTAGACCGAACTATAAAGCTTGGTTACGGCTACGAATCATAGCCAAAATGTCAGCTGCACGGTTGTCGCTACCTGCTGGAGCTTGTGTTTGAACTGGTGCTGCTTCAACTACTGGTGCTGATTGAGCAACTGGTTGAACTGGTGCAACATATGAATCATATTCAACATCATCTGATATTGCAGGTTTAGCTAAATCACCAGTTCGCTGATTTAAACCTGCTGGTTTGTAGTATTGTCCCCATCTTTCTGGGTCGTATGCTTCACCATCAACAGATGCTTCAAACATTTCTTTAATGACTCGTAATTCAATATCAGTAGGTTTTTTAGGTAAAAAATCACTCAAGTTGAACAGTTTGTAATTTGAAACATTATCCATTTCAGTATCTGACAATGGACGAGAACGGCGTGACCAGTTAGAGGTTGCATAATCTGCATACCCACCTTTACTACCTTTTTTCACACGGAAATCCACACCATTTATATAGTCGGTTGGTAAATGATCCATTTCTGGATCAATAATAGACGAACGAATGATATTGAAAACCTGTGGGCCAATAATTAATCTACGGATTGGATTTTCTGGCTTGTCTGATTCACCAAGGCCATCTTCTGTTACAAAGCCTTGGAAGATATAAGAGCGTTTTTTCCAGTAGGTACTAGCAAGTTCTTTTAAAGAATCATCTTTATACCAAGGTCTTACTTCTGATAAGATCGGGCACACTGATCCATCGTTATACATTTCAACGCATGGTACTTGCACTGTTACGTTTCTGCTTTCTTGTTCACCTTTGATTCCAGCGAATGGTAATTTAATCATTGCTCGTTCAACCCAGAAAAAGGTATTGTTTTGATCGCCGTCTGGTAAAAATCTGATTACTGATTCTTTGCCTTCTTGTAGATTCCAGAATGGGTAGATAGAATTATCTAAGTTTGATCTTTGTGAATTGTCTGAACCACGTTCAGTTTGTTTTAGTTTTGCGCGGATTTCTGCTAAAGTTGCCATATTTTTAATTCCCTTTAAAATGCCTATATTGGACTTGTTGTATTTGCCTAAGTGTTAACCTTCCTGGTTAACTTGATTAGTGTATGTATTATACACTCTCTTATTTATCTTGTCAAGCTTAATTTTGTCTTGATTTTGATAAAAATTTGTTCGATCACTCAGCCAACTATGAAACAATTATACATCATAGTGGCCGAGTTGTCAAACTTTTTTTCAACTATCGAGATAGTTGGATTAGTCTTGCTAATGAGATTTCTTGTCCAAATGTCACACTTTCTGACACCGGTGCTGATAGTTCTGCATTTTGTTTAGCAGCGTAATCAGCGCCAAATTGCTTATCATATGCGATCATTTGTTCAGTTTCCGGTCCTAATATACCATCAACTTTAATATCATACCCTTTATTTTTTAGATCTTGTTGAATTTTTTCAATACCTGGATCTTTTACGGGTTCTGCTTGTCCAGTTTGTCCTGCCGCACCAGCGGGTTGTTGAATCGGATTAGCATGAACTTCACCTGGTGGTTGATATTTAATTTCAGCCGGAATATCCGGTGTAGTAGTTGGACCACTCGCTAACGCATTTCTTGCAGCATCCGCTGTTGCACCTACCATTCTATTATTGGCCGCCGCATCGCTATAATACCCAGCTGGTTTTTGTAAATCGTTTGGTGGGAGATTGGTAGGGTCATCATTATCGTTACCTACCATACCAGCCGTACCACCGGCAATACCAGTCGCGGCTGAACCAGCATTTTTATTAAAAGCTCGGCCTAACTTGTTTGCATCTTTTTGAAGTTGCGTTGTTGATTGAAATTTGCCACCTTGTGGTGGTAAGATTGGATTAGTTCTATTAATCAATCCTCTACTAAATGATTTTGCAGCTTTAATTGCATTAGATAAACCACCTTCATCAACTCGCGCGATGGCTTCCCATAATGAGTTCACTGATTTACTTAATTTTTCTTCATTTGCAACAGAAGCAGCAGACCGCATCGCTGGATTTTTTTGTAATGATGCATATTCTTGATTATTAAGAATATTTGATGCAACATCCATTCCAGTACCCATGCCTGGCATAGGGG